CGAATCACGGCAAGGGATAAACCCCATTTAACCGTGTCATCAGCGTATTCACTTGGGATGCGATATTTACTCATCAAGTCAGCCATAGCCACATCGATCCAAAACCCATCATTGGTGATGGGTGATGCAGTGGTCAGTGATGGTTTTCCAGTAAGCGACATAATGATCCCAAGTTAGTGTAGGTGCTGGGACAAAGCGCAACGTAAATTCAACAATCAAGAGGATTTAAGTTGTGTTTGCCAAGCCCCAGCAGGCGGAGCCGTTTAATCTTTTAGCTGTTTTCGCGGATGTAGGTTTCTACGCCCGTTTCAGTCATATTCTTTAGTGCAAGTGCTTTCAAGCCTTTCACGCCTGCTTGCTTGCCGAGCAATGTTTCAGCGTATCCACATAACACCAGGCATTGTCGATAGTTGCCTTCGCGTGCTTTATGTTTAGCTAACATCACGAATGATTTAGCCAACATCAGTGGGTGCATATCCCATTTACCCACCGTCATCGCTACAACCAGTTGATCAAGATATGGGCTGGCCGAATGTTCATCTTTAAGCTGGCTATTTGCCCAGTCATACATCGCATCTGTAACCACATCTTCTAAGGTTCTTGCCCATTTAGGCGGTGTTGTGTTGTGGCCTGTTTTGACTAAATGCAAGCCAATCCGCAAGGCGTTTTCAATGTCATCGACATCAAATAACCAGATCATGACTTGCACCGCGACATCACAGGGGTAGTCATGGCCATTCGCCACATAATCATTCACAAACGGTAAATAAGCGGGTAATAAGGTGCGTTTAATCGCCTGTTTTTCTTCTAATACCGGTACCGTTTTAATACGGGCAATATCAGTCAACATGCCCACTTGAAGTTGTTCGTATAGGGCGTGAGCCTTGCCTGACTTACGACCGCCGATAACAATAGATTTCGATTCATCAGAGCCCGTCGCCATATCAACACCATAAAAGTCGGGGTTTTCTGCTAGTTGCGTGGCTTTGATCTTATTAGCAAGGCCTAGTCGCGCTGGTTCTGTTGAAACAACAGGCGCTTTCGCGTCTAAATACGGGTTCTCTTCACCGCGCTCGAGCGCATCTGCAATCTGCTGTGCTTTAATTTTTTCAATAATATTCATCTTGATCCGCCTGGATTTTTATATTAAATAGTCATCCATATAACCCCGCAAAAAATGCAGGGTTATAAAGTTAGCTACTCGCTTACGCGTATTCAATGCCTTCAATCAAGCCCGTCATTTCTTCATCTTCAACCACGTAACCTTGGTTTGCAGAGTTGAAATCTTGCACTTCATTGCGTTCTGGCTTGTCTTTTTGAAGTCGACGAACCGAACTATCTTGATAATAAATAGATAGATTACGCAGCGGCGTCACTACAATAGTGCTGTCAGGGAAGAATGCGGGTGTCAGCGTAGGCATACCCGCAAAGGCTTTAGTAATTCGACCTGAAAGCATTGCTTTTTCGGTCGGTGTATTGCCGTTGAGTTCAAGATAAACATCATCTTGATACGACATCACATCGTTACCGACCAACAGCACCAAATCATCACGGTTGCGGTGGTAAACAGGCAACATATCTTTAGCCGCTTTAGCGAGTACATCCAAGTTTTTGAAGGTTGTGCTGCCCAGCGTAACTGAGCCAGCAGCACCCAACAAATATTGAGAACCGCTGTTAAATTCACGAATTAACTGCAACCAACCCTTGTTCACATCTTGTAATAATGGATTAGTAGCAATATCCGTCGCCGCGGCGGCTAATGTGCCCGACCAGCCCACTTGCAACATATCGTTACCAATCGCAAGACGAACTAATGACATATATAAGGTGGCAAAATTAGGAAACTTAGCCCACGAATCAATCTTGGCGTAACTTAATGCCACATCCCATTCAGTCGCCGCTAATAAGTAGCCTTTAGAATCAAGACTGGATAGATGTTTAGGCGTGCGCTCGTTGGCAGGGTTGCTCATGTCTGTTCGACTTGCCGTGCGACCAGCCAAACTGAAGCCTATTTTCTCGCCCGACATTTCAGAAACAGGCACAATGTTAATGCTCGATAAAAACGCATTGCCATCTTCAATAATTTTTCGATAAATAGCCTGAACCATCGTCGGCGTTGCCGCGTAATGATTGCCCACGGCGACCACGTTCCCTTCAACCCCAAAAGCTAAGGCAGTGGCGGTAAAATGATCTTGTAATCGTGCGCGTGTGAGTGTTGATAACTGCATTGTAGTTTTCCTTACATTAAGTCTGAAGCGTTAGTAGCATCACCAACGTGATCACCAGCGGGTGTGCTTGGTTGTTCTTTTAGTGCCGCAGTAAATTTAGTTGATAAATCATCAAACGCCGTTTGTAGTGCTGCAAGCTTCACATCCGCTGCATTACCTTCGCCTTCGTCGTCACCGGCTAGCTTGGCTTCAAGTGCTGTGAATTTAGTCAGTAATTCGGCAACCGCTTCTTTTGATGCGTATTCAGGTGCACCCTTTTTTTTATCATCAACAGCTGGTTTTTCAGCGGGTGTTAATGCAGTGAATTGTGATTGTAATGCGGTGAAATCCGCTTGTAATTTTGCTAATGCTTTCTTATCCATGTCGGCCTCGGCTGGTTTGTTAAAGAATTAGGTGAACCAGCTAGGCGCTTGCTCATCGTTGGTTTCATCGTTGAATTTTTGAATGGCGGATTCAGTGTAAGAAGACACTAATAGCGTTGTTTTTTGCTCGCTTGAGAAGGCCATCTGTGTAGTGGCGGCTGATGCAGGCCGGTCGGTGGCTGCCAAACCTTTTAGATAAGCTTCGCCAGTATTTCTAAAATCAAAATCCAACTCCATGCTGGTGTGAACTTTTTGACCGTCTCTATTAAGACTTAGATAAATATCGTTAGGCGCGATGATGGCGAATAGATCAACACCGCCTTCTGTATTGGCTTCGCTGCGTAACGCTTCGACAGACCCTAGATTTAACCAGTTTGCATGTTCGTAATTTATAACGGCTGAAAATAACTTTTTATCGTAATTTTTAGCGGCTTGATTAAGTGCTTCGGGTTCTATCACTCGGCCATCTACTGTTGGACCACTACGACCAATACGTTTCCAATCTGTTTTTAAATTCTTTGGCATTACATGACTCACCTTTATTTGGGTGTTTTTGATTACGTTAGGCAAAGTTTAGGTGTTAAAAGCAGTCACATCAACGCTTTAGATCGCGTGGAATTCCTTTGGGCTCAATCTAGGAATTGCTAGTAATTTGAAAGGGTTAACTTTCCATTTTTAACACCTAAAATGACGTGAAAGGATAATGGAGACGTATGGCTAGACATTCACCCGAGCTAAAAAACACCGCAAAGACCCTCTTTATAAAAGGGTGGACGCTGCAAGAGATCGCCAAAGAACTAGGTGTTATTGAACGCACACTCTATAACTGGCGTGATGCCGGCGGCTGGGTGTTATTCTCGCCACCGGATACCGTTGAACAAGGTATTGCACGCCGGATCAACATTCTGGCAGAGCGGGAAAACAAAACACCCGCTGAAGTAGAAGAACTGGTTCGCCTGTCTACATCGTTTGGTGATTTACGGATCAACATTGCCAAAGCTGACAAACTACAAGCTGAAGCTAAGATGCTGGCGAGTGGGAGTTATATTCCGCCAGAATTTATGGGTGTGGCCAGCACCACCGATCCCGTAGGTCGGGTTTCAACCCGACAAGACTCGTCAAAAAAATCCAGCCGTAGCAGAAAAAAGACGGTTAAAAATGATATAAGCCAGCTCACCGAAGATCAGTTTGATGATTTTAGAAATGGCCACTTCTTTGAATATCAATTGCTGTGGCATGAGAAGAAACGCGATCCCCTCACTCGTCGTAATCGCTTTATTCTTAAATCACGGCAAATTGGTGCTACCTATTATTTCGCCTATGAAGCCTTTGAAGATGCCGTTTTAACCGGTGACAATCAAATATTCTTATCCGCATCACGCGATCAGGCCGAAGTGTTCAAGGCGTACATTATCGCCATTGCTCAACAGCATTTTGATATTGAGTTAAAAGGCCAAGGCGTGATCATCTTGTCCAACGGGGCCGAGATTCGCTTTCTTTCCACCAATAGCCGCACCGCTCAGTCATATCACGGCCACTTATATATAGATGAAGTCTTTTGGATACCAGGCTTTGAAAAGCTATGGAAAGTCGCCTCGGCCATGTCGGCCCATAAAAAATGGCGGCGAACCTACTTCTCAACCCCATCCGCACAATCGCATCAAGCCTTTCCGATGTGGAATGGTGAGAAGTTCAATAAAAACCGAGCAGAAGACAAAAAGATAAAGTTTGATGTTAGCCATAAAGCACTAAAAAACGGCGCATTAGGTCCCGATAAAGTATGGCGGCACAGTGTCACGGTGAAATATGCCGAGGCACAAGGTTGCGACCTGTTCGATATTGAAGAGCTGCAAGAAGAATACACCGATGATGATTTTGCCAATCTATTTATGTGCATATTCATTGATGATGCTGCCAGCGTATTTACGCTCGCCACCTTAATGAGTTGTATGGTCGATACGCAAGAATGGGGTGATTACTACCCCGACACCGCAAGGCCGTTTGGAAATAGACCCGTGGCTCTAGGCTACGATCCATCACGCACCCGTGACAATGCCAGCCTCGCTATCGTGTCAATCCCACTGCGCCCGGATGAGAAATGGC